GCTTTGCGTTTTTGCAATGTTCTGTGCGAAGTTTATCACGCATTTTGCGAGTTCGATCACGCATTTACAAAAGATTCACATGCTGACGCGATGGCTGCGATCGCCCAGACCTAGTTGCGGTCAAAGCTTGAAGTAGGGGCGATCGCACTAAGACGCCGCTGATCCGACCTGGTTTCGAGACAGGCAGTTGCGGTCAAAGCTTGAAGTAGGGGCGATCGCCCTCAGTCGATAAGCAATCCAAAAGCCAAATCGTTGCAAAAATGACTTGACCTACGGCATCGCGCTAACTTGAATCGCACCGTTAGCGCCCCTCACTCCGACAATCACCTCGCCCCGCCGAATCGTGCCGGAGCTGATCAGCTGCACCGGCACGCGCCCGCCGTTGGGCAGCTTGCCCCAGTGCTGCCCATACTCGCAGCCGTCATACAGCAGCGTGAATTCGCCTCGCGTGTCGGCTGCGTCTTGATAGGCAGTGAGGGATTCAAGTCGCTGGGCCCGTCCAGCAGCGGCGGCAAGGCGGGCGCGATCGCTCAAGCTACTCAACGCCCACCTCCCATTCGATATCCAGGGCGATCGCCCCAGTCTCCTCATACGCCTGCACAAACCCAAACACCAGCCACACCCCAGAGGGCAGCGTCAGCAGCGGGTTAAACACGCCCCCCGCGCCGATCGTCCCGTCGCCTGCGGGCGTGTAATAGACGTACCGAGTTGGGTCAGCCGGGTCGCCGTTGAGCGTCACCACCAGCCGATCTGCCAGGGTGCCGCTGGCCGGCCCGTCGAATTCTGTGATCTCAAATTCGTAGTCCCCTGCGCCCGCGTTGGTGTCGAAGCCGAACAGTCGATAGGGTTCCAGCCCGATCGCCTCAAAGGTTGCCGCTTCGCCGTGCCACGCGCCATCCACCAGGTTGTTTAGCCACCAAAAGCGTGTGAGCGGGTCGTCGCCTAGCGCTTCTTCCAGCGCCGGATCGGGACTGCCGTTTGTCAGGTAGCTCTCAAAAATCTGCTCTCTCAGCCCCTCGATTGAGCCAGCGCTGGCAGCGATGGCAGTTGCACCCAGCCGGAACACGGCTAGCCGGATCTGCGCCGTCGGTGTGCCCGCCTCTTTGGTCAGTCGCCCGCGCATCTTGATCTGCCCACCCGTCGAATAGACCCGCGCTACTGTCAGTCCGGCGTATTGCGCCCCTGGCTCTGGTTCGCCCGAAACGCCGTACTCACAAACTCGCTCCGAGAAATCCAGCCCGTGGATCAACGGGCCAGACGGACTGCTCCAAAACAGGAAGCAGCCCTCAGTGCCGACGCTCCACCCCGGCTCCTCAAAGTTGGAGGCAGCGATCGCCGCATCCCGTGCAGCAAAGAGAGCCGTGCTGTTGCAAAGCAAAAAGCAGATGAGCTGTGGCGGGATGTATTCGCTCCCGTCCATCTCGTAGGCAGGCTCTGTTTCAAAAATGAACAGATCCGCCACGCCCGCAGGCTCCGTCAGGCTGCCCTCGAAATTTTCATACCACCACGGCGACAGGAGCACGGGCGGTTCCTCCAGATCCGCTCGCCGGCGGCGGGTTTGCTGGTTTAGCCGAGTGCCACACCCCAGAAACTGCACGGGCGTTCCCAGTGGGGTGGAGCCGTTGGTGATGTAGCTGCCCTTGGCTGGGTAGGGCTGTCCACCCAGCGCCTGGATCAGCGGTCGCCCGTTTGCCCAGCCGGCCGCGACATGGTGGGTGCTGTTGCAGCGGCGATATTGCTCTGCGTTGAGGAGCGATCGCCCTCTTTCCGCCCGCCCGCTTTCCACCAAATCCCGCGCCCGCTGCTGCAACGGGTCGTCCTGTGGCTGTGGGCAGCAGTCCACCTACTTGCCCCCAAACTGCACGGCGATCGTCAGGTTCGCGCCCGGTTGCAGAACCCGCGTGTTGTTCCCAAATCCATCGACCGGAATCTTCTCAAAATGCAACGCCACGCCGTTGGCAGAGCGCACCGTCAGCGCCCCGCTAAAGCTGCCACCCACCGTCAGCGCCGAGCCGCCACTCGTTGCAGCCACCCGGAACTGATTGGCGGTGAGGTCAGTGCCCACGACCCAATAGTAGGTGTCGGCAGTGATACCGCTGGGATAGCTGCTGGCTCCGTCGAAAAAGACGCGATCGCCCGCCACCAGTCCGTGCCCCGTCACCTGAAACGCATTGCTGCTGATTGAGCTGATCAGCCGATTGCTCACGGTCGTCCCGTCGGCAATCAGCGCCACGCAATCGTATTGCAAAGGCGTGTTGGGGCTACCCGGCTTAGTCAGCGTCACAATCACCAGCGGCGTGTCCACCTTGCCGTTCACCGTGTCTTTCACGGGTGCCCCGCTGGGTGCCCAGGTGCCCCGCGCATAGCCGTCGCTGTGCAGCACCTCTTTTTTCAGCACTGCCATATGCGTCGCATTGACGGTCATTGCGTCCGTGTCGTTGAGCAACGCGACGCGGAATTTTGCCGGGTCGAACTTGGCGCGGCTGCGGTAGTTGATCTCCAGCAGCTCCGTCAGTCCGTCGAGAAACGTTTGAAAGGTCACACTCAAGCCTCCAGGTTAAAGCCCGTCAGGGGAAAGCCGTTGTCTTGCAGGCGTTGGGCGATCGCCTCCAATTCCGCCTCGCTATAATCACCCACCGCTGTCGAAGGCATCACCGCCCGCAGTCGGTTGAAGCTAAATCGTAAATCGTCCAGGTTGTGCGTTGAAGACAGCGAACTCAGCAGCAGCGTTAGGGCGTTCAGGGCTGCGATCGACTCATCAGCGGCGGTGTAGGCGCGGCTAAATTCAGCCGTGCCCCGCATGGCGCTCAGCAGCCCCGCAAAGTCAGGGGGGCTGGATGGAACTGAGTTCAGGAATTCCACCACCGCCGGATCGTCCTCGCTCACCTCAATCCACTCCTCAGCCTCGGCGCTGGGAGGGCTAGTGGCGTAGCCGATCACGGCTTCATTTTCGTTGAGTTTTACAAAGGGCATGATTTTTTTAGTACAGAGGATCGACCCAGCCGTAGATGTTTAGCCCACCAATGGTAATTGAGCCATCAGCCCAAAACCTAATCTGGCGTGAGGTGTTGGTGGCGATCGTCTGAGAAAGTGACGGGCGCTGAGTGACAGTCGTATCAGTCAGTCCTGTGTGATTTACGGCGGTTCCAACGTTTGTAGTCGGCAAACCTGCGCTGGCGATTCGGACTGGCTGCCCATGCTGATTCGCAAAAATCCGCAGGATTGGCTCTACACGAATTCCAGCGGGCACTGTGAGCGCTTGCAGGTTTTCAGTGCTCGTCGGAACCGTCCCGCTGAAATCGGTCACGGGTTCAGCCCAGGTGAACAGATAGCCCACCTGTTCAAAGCGCCGGATATTGCTGCTGCCATCCGTGATCACAGACCCGATCCGCCTCCGGCTCAGATAGCCAGACGGCGCATTCGCCCCCGTGACGCTCGTGTCGAACATAAAATCCACGCCGCCCGCTGCATTCACGATCGCAAAGACGTGATAGGTCGTGTTCGCAGCCAGCGCCCCACCCACGCGCCCGCCCGCTCCGCCTTCTGCCCAGGTGGCGTTGATCGACTTGGTGTAGTTGCTGGGATTCACCGCCACGGCGCGATAGGTTTCGCCGTTAACGGGATAGACGCAGCGCCCGGCCGTGATTCGGATCTGCGTGCTGCTCAGCCACTCCAGCACCATGCCCTCTGGCGGAATCGTTAGCGGCGCTTCCCTCATGTCCTCTCCCGTCGGTAATAATTCGCCATTAATTTCAATTGTGCCCGTCAGGTCGTCGGGCACTTGCAAGATACCCGTGGTGGTCGTTACGCCACCAAACTCAAGCTCCTCCTCTAGCGCATAGCCAGGGGCAAACAGCGTGCCCGTGAGGGCGATCGCCCCTTTCAGCGTGGCACTTTCGGCGTAAGGGTGGAACAAATACTCATTCACCTGCCCCAGGTTGATCGAGTCTCCCCCCACCACGCCCCGGCGCGGCTCATGCACAAAGCTCACGCCGTCTGCCAGGTGCCGGGTGATTGTGCCATTCGGCTGAATCCAGTCGATCACCATCAGCGGCTGATAGTTTGCCAAAAACCGCTGACGCAGGGGAAGCACCCAATTGATCCGCGCCTGCCTGCCGTGCAGCAGCGCCCCCTCGCGCCGTGCCACCTCCTCACAGTGGGCATTGCTCACGGGATAGCGCACCTCGTATTCGCGATCCGCTTCCTGGAAGCTGCTGCCAGCCACAGGCGGAAATCGCGCCTCCCCCACAAACTGCTTTTCTTCGCCCTCATTTGGCTCGGCTCGGCGCTCCGGCGATGGCGGCTGCGTGTCACCGCTGCTGCTGTAGTTGGTGCTGGCCCGACTGCTCTCACCCGGCTTGTACTTCCGCACCTTCGAGAACTGAATCCACCCGCGCCCCTGCCTATACCAAAACTGCGTCTCCCACTCGCTCAGCTTCATGCCGTAGGCGCGAGTATTTAAGGGCTGATCCGGTGCCCAGCCCAGCACGATCGCCGCTGGCTCATAGGTTTTCTTGTCGATGCGGATCGTGGCGTCGTCAACGTAGGTGTAGGTTTCCTCGATCTCTTTGGAGTCGATCAATCCCGTGTTGCCCGGATCAGTGCCGGGAAAAACGATGCCTCGCGGTTGCCTGACTTTGCTCCGCTTCTTACGCAGCAAGCCTTCCGGCGCATCGTCGTAATAGGTGAAGTTGTCTTCCTCCATGCTGTAGACCAGCGTTTTAGAGCCGGGATACTGCTGCGGAAACAGGCGACCCTTTGGCTGGCGGACGTTGGTGAAAGTGGCGATCACACTGGTGCCAAAACCCGTGAACACCGTGCTGCTGATCTCGGACGGGTCAAACTCCGCGTCCGCAGCCACCGAGAACACTGGCGGCGGATTCGTGACCTCCTTCACCTCTGGCGCGACCCCCACCGCCCGCACTCGCTCGGCTGGCGTTTCGTCTGGGGCGATCGCGCTGATTTCCACCTCCTGCTTGCCAATCTGCACCCGCAGGTCTGGCGCAGCCGGGTCGCTGGGCACTTTGCGGGCGCGGAGCTGTTCGCTGCTGTCGATCCACAGCACATAGCCTGCATCCCAGGCGATCGCACCCATCGTCGCCACATAGCTCTGCTCGGTCGGCACGGGGTAATTCAGCGGAAATTCGGCGATCGCGTCTTGCAGCTCTCCTATCCCCACCTTTGCCGCCAAGCGGTTGATCAGCACCGTCCGCGTCGTCGTCTCCCCCAGCCTCACCCCGCTGTCGTCGCTGGGCGGCTGCCGACAGTCTTGCAGCGCCAGCAGGCAACCGACCTCAATCTCTAGCACGGGCGCTCTGCCGACTGGTGGCGCAGGCGGCTTCAGGATTCGCAGCCGTCCCCGTGGGTGCATCACCGTTGCGCCCGTGTTGTCTTTGATCTGCACGATTACTCTGCAACCGCGCGCAAACCGTGCCGGGTTCACCAGTGGGTCAAGCGGCTCCGGCGGCGCGTCCACCGGACTTGCAGGGATTACCAGCGTCCCGGTCGTCTTGCTCAACCCGTCACTCGCCAGGTGCGCGTCTTTCGCGTCGAATTGCAGCACAGGCACGGCGATCGCCCCACTGCCGTCTGGATAGGCGAGGGACACCGAAATAGGGTTGTTGCCGAGGTCTAGGATCACGCCAGTTACCAAATGCGTCAGGGTGTCGTTTTTGCGCCTTCCAGTAGTTGGAACTGGCAGCGCACCCAAGCCCCGTCTTGGGCAAATTCAGGCGGGTCAACAAACAAAACGTTGAAGCGGGCGAAGTAGCTCAGTCCGCTGGCATCGATCGCCACTGATGCCCCGGCCGCTAAGGCGCGAGTGCGATCGCCCGCCAGTGCCCCCGCCTCATAGATCCGCTCGGTGTTGTCGTCTAGGGTGATATAGCCGAAGGGTCGCGTATTCAGCCACAGCGAGTAAATCCGCCGCAGGGTGGCAGCGTCGGAGTGACGCAGCTTGCACCCGACTCCCCAAGTGTGCGGAGACTCGTAGGGCACGGCATCGGCTACGACCGCGCCCGCAAACGAGCGGGTAAAGGCGGGCACGTCGATCCGGGTGCGAGGAAAGTTCCCCTCGGTGAAGGGACTCAAAAACGGGTTGCCCAGCGTAAGGCTCAGACTGCCACGGGTGAGGATCAGCGTCATAGCTTCGACCTCCTAAAGTTTTGCCGTCCAATATCTGACAGCACTTGCCCCACTGCTCCGACCGGGTCGGGCGCTGAAACCGATACGCAGCGCGGCGTGTTGGCAAGCTGCATGATCGACGCCTTCAGCTCTCGCAGCTCCGTCACCACTAGCCCGTTGCCCTCCTGGACGACGCTGCCCAGCCCGCCCAAGTCGGCTACGGGGCGCAACTCCCTAAGCTGCGTGGACGGAACCTTGCTTTTGAGCTGCTGCACAGAGCCAGCCGCATTGAAGCCCGTCCGCAGCCCTTGCTCAATCCGCTGGCGCTCCAATTCCTCGGCACTCGGGCCGCGTGGCCGGGAGGGGCGATCGCCCTCACGCTCTGCGCGGCGGCTGGACTCCTCTTGCTTGCTCTTGCGGGCGTCGTTGATCGCCTGCTGCTGTTGGGCGATCGCCGTTTGCCCCTGGATGCGCCTTGCCTCTTGCCTCGCCTGCAAAGCCCCGCTCTCTAGCTGGTTGAGCTGCCCCTGTTGCGATTCCGCCTGTTTCGCCTGTTGCACCTGCTGCTGGCGCAACCTCAGGATGGTTTGCAGGTTGCCGATTTCTTGCTCTGTCGCGCCATTGGCGATCGCCTTCTGCACCGCAACTTCAGCCTCAATCGCGGCTATCTCAGCAGCAATGCGCTGCCGCTCCAGTTCGATCGCCCGCTGCTGCTGAGACAGCTTGAGCTGCTGTTGCTCAACGCTGAATTGCTGTTCCAGTGCAGCCTGTTGCGCCTGCACCTGTTGCAGCTTGAGCTGGTTTGCCTGCACCTCATCGCCCGACAGACGCGCCCGCTCAATCGCGCTGGATAACCGCGCTTGCTCCACCTCAGCCAATGCCGCCTGCTGTTCTGCTTGGGCGCTCAGCAGATTGGATTCAAGCCCCAGCGACCCGCCCGCAATATCAAGCTGAATTTGCCCAGCCTCAAGCGGTGCTTTTGCCGCCGCCGCCGTCGCCTCAATCGCCTCAATTGCTGCCCTTTTGGCGTCCTCAGCCGCCTTCAGCGCTGCCTGCCTCGCCCTCTCCTGCGCTGCAATCTCCGTCTCAATCCGTTGCAGGTTGAGCTGCCCAATCTCCTCATTCAGGGTCAGCTCGCGATCGCGGGCTTCCTCAGCGCTTAGCGTCCCCTGCTGCCGGAGCTGCTGCACTTGGGCAATTTCTTTGCGTTTTTGGGCAACTCGCTGAGTGATTCCCTGTTGCTCAATTTGGGCAATTTCTTGCTCTGCCTGCTCTGCCGTCTTTACGCCGCTGAGCTGCGCCTGACGCACTGCCAATACCCGCGCCCGCTGGCTTTGGGTGATCCGTGCCTCGCTCTCTTTGTTTGCTGCCTCAATGCGCTCTAGGGCAGCTTTCTCTTTTTCCTCGCGCTCTTTGTTCAGGCTGTCGGCGATCGCCAGTCGGGCGTCTAGCACCGATTTATCCGCGTCTACCAGTTTTTTGTTTAGCTCATCCAGCTTCTCTGGATCAGTCGTTCCGGCGATCGCGTCTCGTAGCTGCTGCGCCTGATCCTGCACCAGCTTTAGGCGCTGCTGCTGGTAGGTGCGCTCTTGCTCCAATAACTGCTGCTGTCCCTGCGCTTCGGTGATTTTTTGGGAGGCGATCGCCTCCCGTATTTCGACCTGCCTCAGTTCGTTGGCTGCGTCGAGTTCGCCGATCCGTTGCTCAGCCTGGGCGATCGCATCAGCCGCCCGTCCCTGAGAATCCGCCTGTTCGTCGGTGGCTTTGGTTGCCGCCGCGCTGGACTGGACGTACTGATCCAACTTCTGATTCTGGCTTTGCAGCGCCCCAATCGACGTTTGCAGGTTGGCGAGCAGCGCATCCCGGCTGCGCTTCTGTTCGTCGTTGGCAGCAGGTAGCTGTTGAGCAACCTTCAGTTCCTCTTGCAGGCTTGCTAGGCGCTGATTGTTCGCCTCAACTAGGCGCTTTGCGTCTGCGATTTCCTGATCCGTCGCCTTGCGCCCTTCGTTGCGGGCAGCCGTTAGCCGATCGACCGCTGCCTTGGTGCGGCTCGCAGCGGCGATCGCCTCGTTGCCGCTCGTTTCCACTTGCCGGCTGAATTCGTCGATCGCCTCGTTGGCCTGCCGCAAATCATTGGCGTATTGTGCGAATTTGATCGCCGCAATTCCAGCGGCGATCACCACCAGCAGCGGAGCAACACCCGCCAGCGCCACTAGCAACCCCTTCGTCGCCACAGTCGCGCCACCCGTGGCGACGGCGTAAGCCTGCTGTGCGATCGCCCCTGCCAGTAACCCAGCCTTGGATGCTACCAGTTGTAGATTTGTGGCTGTGATCTGCGTATTGAACAAGAGTTGCGCGGCGGCGGCTCCCTTGGTCGCGAGTGCGCTGGCAATCATGGCAGCGGTCTGAGCTGCCTGCGTGGCCACAAGCTGAATATTTAAGAGCTTGTAGGTCGTCACAATCGCCACTGCACTCGCAAAGGCACCTGTGAGGGCAGTCACGCCGATGACCAACTTCTGCACGATTGGCGGAGCGCCCAAAAACGTGTTCAAAAAGTTCGTCGCAGCAGTTACCGCTGGCTCTAGCCCAACAGCGATAAACTCCCCAAACTTTGTGCTGACGGTTTCCAGCGACCCGCCGAAGAGATTCAGCGCTCCCCCCAAGCCTTGGTTTAGTGCTTGCCCAGAGGCGATCGCTGCTCCCTCCGCCTCGTAGATCTTCTTCGTCACCAGATCGATCCGATCAGGCGTTGTGTTCAGCAGCACCTGAAACGCTCTGCCGCCCTCCACGCCAAACAAGGCTTTCATCAGGATGTCCCGATCAGCCTGGCTCAAGCCGTTTAAATTTTGCTGCATGAGCGGCAAAATCTCTAATACGCTCTTCATTGAGCCATCGGCATTTCGCACCTCTGCGCCGATTGCCTCAAATGCGGCGGTTGCCTTGGCGCTGCCCTTGAGCAGCCCCGAAAACTCTGATTCGGCACCTGCGCTTGCTGTCTTCAGTCTCTCCAGGGCAGCAGCCAGGTTCGTGCCCGCCTGGCTGCCCTGAATCCCGGAGTCACCCAGCAAGCCAATCAGGATTAGCAGATCTTCCATGGGCTGGTTTGCCGCTGCGCCGACGGCGCTAACGTATTTCAGCGACTCACCCAGCGACGAAACCGTCGTGTTTGTGTTGTTTGCGGTCGCAACCAATGCGTCGGCGATTGTCTGAGACGCCGCAGTCGTGCTTACTGCCGCCGCATCAAATTCCTTCTGAAACGCTCGATAGGTTTTAGCAACGATATCCCCCACGACCTCTGTGGCCTCACCCGTGCCCTCAGACGCCCTGACGATAGCCTCTAGTGACGCAGCCGACTCCTCAGCCGTAAAACCAGCCCGGCTAAGGCTGACGCTCATTCTTGCCACCTCAGCCGGAGCTTTTGAGGTGACGATGCCCAGCCGCTCCACCTCTTCCCTGAGAGCTTGCAGTTGCGGCGTCCCAGTGCTGCCGCTGATCACGCCAGACTGACGAACAGCAGAGTCGAAGGCGATAAAGTCCCGAGTTCCTTTCACAAAGGCAGCGCTAACGGCGGCCCCCACTGCACCCGCTCCGGTCGCTACTGCCGTCAGTCCCTCGGTCGTCTGCTTAGCCGACTTATTCAGCACCTCAAACTGCTGGCTGGTCACGGACAGCTCTTTGCTGAGGACGCGAAACTTTTCAGCGTTGGTCGCCCCGGCCTTGTCCAGATCACGGAGCTTGGCGATCGCCTCATTAGCCTTTTGCGCCGTCAGTCCCAGCCCCGCCGCAAACCGCTCTGCTCCGGCGTAGCTGGTATTGAGCGATCGCGCCAGGTTTACCACCTGCTGGCTGTTGTTCTGCGCTGCCTTCGCCTGAGCGTTGAGCTGCCCTTCAACGTTTTTGGCGGCGTTGCTTAACTGCGACATCTGGATCGCCGTCAAGCCAAATTCATTCTTGAGAGCTTTGTACTTCTCGGCAGTGGTCGCACCGACAGCGTTGAGTTCGCGAATACGGGCGATCGCCGCATTTGCCTGATCTCCGGTTAGCCCCAGCGACTTGGCAAACTGCTGCGCCTCGCCATAGGTGCTTTTCAGCGTCCGGGCCAGCCCAGCAATCCCGCCCGCCTCGGTCTTGAGGCTGACCTTGACCTGCTGATCCTTAAGCTGCTGCTTGATCGTCTCGGCTGCACGCTGGGCATCCTGCAATAGCTGCTTGAGGGAAAGCCGGACATCGACCTGAGCTGATCCAACGGTCGCCATTTCTACCCCTTCGCTGCCAGCCTAAACTTACCGATCGGAACCATTGGGATTGCCCAGTCCGGGACGAGCCCCGCATCCAGTTCAGACACCAGCGTCCGGGCGATCGCTGGGTCGATTTCTTCCACCGCCGCATACTGGTTCAGCATCCGCTCAAACGGGTTGAAATGCCCCGGCTCCAGAGATTTCACGCCTTGCGCTGCCAAGGTATAACAGCCCAGCAGCGACACGGGCACAGCAGCCCGGTGGCTTCGGCGCAATTCCTGCTGTTCAAATGCGGCGATCGCCCCCTCCACCCACACCAGCGGACACCGCCCAAACTCGTCAGCACTGAATCTTGGCTCGTTTGGGTAGGCAAGCTGCAACACCCAAAAGATTTCACCCCAGTCGGTCGGCTGCACGGGGTCGCTACTGGCGGGCTGCTGCAACTTCTGTGGATCTGCCCAACGTCGCCGCTCGCCTAACAGGAAATCGCACAGCTCCTCAACTTCCTCAGCCGACAGATCCGCGCTAACCCGCTCCAGCGTCCACTCTGCTGAATCTCTTGAGATCAGCAGCAGGCAGGCGATCGCGGGCTGCAACGATAGGCGGAAGGCGATCGCCTGCTCTAGCGCGCTGCCCTCAATCAAGTCGCCCTGCGAGGTTAGCAAATCATCCAGGGCGATCGCCTCTTGCACGGTCAAACAGCCCAGCTTGGGCAGCCTGAACCGCCCAACGCTGATCAGATCTGGAGACTCAAACGGCAGCAAGCAACCACCTGACATCAAAGAGCGTTTTTCCTGGATCTCCAGTCACCTGCACCCAATAACGGCGATCGAGCGCATCCCATAGCTGGTGTGTGCCTGGTTCAAAGCTGGGGCTGAAAATTGCATAGCCACAGCTCACCTCTGAGTGGTCAACGGTGCAGTGGCAGGCAAAAACGGTGTGGCCCGTGAGGCTGGCTACAAACACTATTTGCGCGGTGGGGTCGTGATGGGTTCACCGCGTCCGTTAAACGAGGTGCTGAATGTAATATTGCCGTCTGCCGGGTTTTCCTTCGATATCCCGATCGCTTGGCAAATTCCCTCAAACGCCTCACCTGCAATAAACCCGGCGGGCGGGGTGTCGCGCTTGCGGACGTAGCCGGTGACACCCTTGACCGCGTTTCTAGCGGCGTAGCTGAGGCGGTAGTATCCCGGCTCTCCAGGGATCGCCAAGGCATCGTAGGAAATCGACCAGCTTGCACCTGTCGCGCTGCCTGTGCTGTAGCCCCGCTCGTCGCCAAACACGATGATCGTCTCTTCGTCGGTGCTGATTTCTTCGCCCGTTGACGTGCCACCTTGGAGCTTCAGCAGCCCTCGATGCAGGGCTTTGTCGCCCGCAGACAGGGCATCGTCCAACGGCAAAACACTGAGCGCCGTTGCGCCGATCGCCGCGTCGGCAGACACATAGGCAACCTTGAACGCGCCTGAGAGGACGTAGCCTACCGCCTCGTCAGCGATCGCACTCTTTAGCGCCTTAACGCTGATCGCCGTTGCGCCGCTATTGGCGGTGGTCGTGACCTCGGCTTCATACTCAATCCCCGGAAACGAGATCTTGCTGCCAGCGGGCACAGCAGCAGACAGAGCCGTGACCGTGAGAGACGTTGCGCCTTTGGCAGCCGTCGCATCCAGCGTCACGGTCACGACGTTGGCAGCCGCAAAAAAACGCAGGGCGGAACCCGCCGGAATCGGCTGCGTCAGTGCAGACACCGGAATGCTGGATGTGCCAGCACTCGCGCCGCCTGCGGCAACATTGGCAAGGCTGTCGGGCGGGGCTGGGATTGGGCTTTGCGCCAGTAGCGACGGGTGCAAGATCCCGAAAAATACTTCCGTGCCCGATCCGGGCAACACTTGGATGGTTGACATGGGGTGTCCCGCTAACTCTGCTGCGAGAGTTCCCTTGCCCCAAAGACGAAAAACCCCGAGTAGTTCGCGGGCGGCTTATTACTCAATGCTCAGTAGCTCCGTCTGGCGCACGGTGATCAGCGATCGCTCAATGTTGTCTAGGTTTGAGTTACGCACCTGACGGGCGATCGGGCCCGACACATCCAGCACTGGAACCGACCGCAGCGCCTGCAATGCAGCCACCAGCGCGGGCAGCGTTGTCCCCTCGGTGTCCCACTGCTTGAGAGCGATCGCCGTTGTCCAAAGCTGTTGGAAGCTGCCACCCAGCAGCGGTGTTAGCGTCGTCTCTAACTGAGTCGCAATCACGACCTCCAGCCCGATCGCCACGCCATCGACCGGGCCCGGCTGCCCACCGTCGTCAATGCGGATAGCGGGCGTTTCCAGGTTGCCAAAGCGGTAGACGCCCAGCAGTTCAACCAGGGCGGTTTGCAGCAGGTCGCGGATTTCTAGCGCGCTCATCATAGCCTCTGCCTCAGCAGCAGCGAAGTCGTTTCTTGCAGGTTGAATTGCTCCAGTCCGACGCGCCCCCACGGTCGCCCCTGCACCTCCGTTCCGTTGCGCTGGTAGCCCTCATGGACGTAGAGAGCATACTCAACCGTCCAACCGAAGCGGGCGTAGGTTGGGCTGACAAAATCCAGGCGCTGCGAGGCTCTGAGCGCTCCGGTGTCCACGATATCGCCCGGAAACCCCGCGAACGCGCCTGGGGCTGAGATCAGCTCGGTGTATCTGCGTCCCAGGATTTGGCAAGAGTCCTGAAAGGCGGCGATCGCCGCTTTCTCTATCACGCCCACGTCTATCTGCACCTTAGTCACAGGCTGAAGTCCTCCAGATCGTCATCAACACTCAGGCTGTCGATCAGCGGTTGCAGTTCACCCGGATCGGCAAGGGTGAAGATGCCCCGCAATCGCGTCAGCTCCACGACGTCGGCAGTGTAGGGGCTAGGGGTGCTGAGCTGCATCGCAAAGCGCCCCGGAATGCCGTTTAGGGTGGCCACACACGGGCTATCGGGCGCGATCGCCCTCGGCAAGGGCAGGGGAGACACCACAAACCCAGTCAGCGCAAGCGATCGCCCATCATTCCCCAGCATCCGGTCGTCCCGTGGCATCCGGTCTAGTCGATTGCTGGCTTTCATGGCGGCGGTAACGCGGATCGTGGACTTGACGGGTCTGGGATTGCCCAGCCGATCTAGCCCCAGCTCGGCTGTCCCCACCTCAAAGTCAGCGACGAAGTTTGCAAAGTCTGCAAACGGGCTGCTCATATCCCCCAACTCCGCAGAGCGCCGATATCCAGGTGAATGATGCGCGGGCGATCGCCATAAATTCCAAGCCCCCCACCCCATATCGGGCGAATGATCCGCGCTAGGTCACGCCCGCTCATGCCTTCTACGCGGAGGTCAACCGCCCGCCCGTCTTTGTGCAGACTGTGCTTTGCGCCGCCGACTCTGGCGTTATACGGGTCGGGGCGATACCAGGACGTAACAAGCATGGGGCGTCCGACCTTCAGCCTCACCGCCTGCAGGGATTGAGCCAGCGACAGAATGTTGGCAACTTCGCTTTTTGTGCGCGGGATGCGTTCGCCGTCATGTAGCGCTTCAGCCCACGTGAACGCGCCATTGGGGACGATCGCATCGTCCAGATACACGCTCCGGCCAGGCAGTTCAATCAACCCCGATCGCCCGGTGCGGGGCGAGTCGTTGGGCGGTGGCTCCGAGCGCTGAACTGCCAGCGATCGCCACATCCTGGCAAACTCAGCCAGCGCATCGGACGGGATCTGCTGCTGCAAAAACTCAAGCGCTGCGTCCTGATGGGGCAGCGCATCGTAAAACCGGGCAACGTCGATCAACCTAATCATCTTGTACCTGCTGGAACCGTGGAATAGGGGTGCAGACACACTCTGGATAGTCGCTGGGGCAGGGCGGATTTTTGGCAGCAAGGCTACACCCCACCGCGCAAACGGCGATCGCCAGCGTCAGCAAGGGAAGCAGCCTGCTCACGGGCTGAAATGGGAAACAGCAGACCGCCGTTTGTGCCGGATCAGCACATTGCTGCACACCTCGCAGTCAGGGGCGATCGCCTCAAACCCAGCGGGCACGTCCAGCCCTAGCGCCGAATCAATGCTGGCTTGCAGCCGCAGCAGCGATTCGATCGGCGTCTTCAGCCCGGTGAACTTCACGCCGTCAGCAGAGTCGATCTGCTGCTGCGCTCGGTTTTGCTCCAGAAATTTCGCCGCCGCAAAGTAGGGGCGATAGTTCAACACGCCCGCCTGGTCACGAGCAGCCGAAAGCGTCAGCACCTCCGTCAAATAGGCGTCGTCAGCGGTGGTGGCTCCGCTGCGCTCTTTTGCTCTGGCAAGGCTCTGGGAGAGGTCGGTGTACATCAGCCCTCCGCTTTGGTAGTCCGTCTACGAGTGGCGGGCTTGGGTGGCTCCGGCTCGGAATGCGTCAGCGTGTCGCTTTTGGGTTCGGCTTCAGGCAGGGTGAGAAGCCCAAGGGCGATCGCCATGTCATCGGGCACAGTGCGATCGCCCGCCGCGTAGAACTGTCCTCGCCAGATTGCGTCATGAAGTAAGGTAACTTTTTTCACCCACTATCCTTACGCCGTCGGGCGCATGACTTGAATCACGTAGATCGCCTGCGGTTCCTGGATTACGGGCAATCCAGTTTGATAAGCCTCGCCATAGAGCCCCACAGGCTTTTTACCCTGAAACTCGGTGTAGATCGTGCGACCGCTGGAACCCTGACCCACGTTGCGCCCCACGCCGAAATAGCCCAGCGTGTTGTTGATCGTCAGATCCTCCACGTCCAGCGCTGAAGGGTCGTAGGTTCCGGTCACGCCTTCGACACGGCTGGCGTAATCGGTTTTCATATCCCACTGCAGGCGGCTGCGACCGAGCATCACCACATAGTCGCGGTCGTTGTTGGGCGCATCCAGGTAGCGCCGGAAGCCCGTCGCGGTTTCGTAGCCCGCGTTATAGACGGTGAACTCTGGTAGCCCTTCGTCAGAGGCGATCGCCTGCACGTCGGAAGTGCTAACGCGCCCGGTGCTGCCCTGGATTTGCCCGCCTGCGTTGACGATGACTTTGCTGGTTCGTTTCACCACTTCGCTGTTTTGCTTGATCACGCTCAACAGCCTGCCAGACATGATTATGTCGGTCAGCTCGTAGCCCAAGTCCTCAAGCTTCTGCACACCCGCAAAGATGTCGTCAAACGGGTCGTATCCCGTCGCTGCATACCAGCCAGCGGGCGTGCCAACCGTGCCACCGCCGACGGTCGGGCGATGCCCCGGCGGGGCGTAGTAGTTGACGGTTTCTTCGTAGCCGTCGGAGCCACGGCGCACGGTTTGGGCGCGGATGATTGCGTCCCAGCGCTGCAGCTCGTTTTTGATGATGTGGGGACGCAGCAGCGAAGAGTCAGCCCAGCGGATCACCTGGGCGATCGCCTGCAAGTCTCCGCCCCGCATCAGCAGCTTCACCAAGCCATCATGCTGCTGTCCGGTAAACTCGTCCGCAGTGTCGGTGTGCCCCAATTCCACCTTGAGCGAACCGAGCAACATGCCGCCGCGCTGCATCTGGGCGGGGCTATAGCGGGTGCCGTCGAGGGCGGGTTGAGTGCGATAGCGGATCTGCTCCTCGGTGTAGGCGTTTTCAGGCACTAGCACCTCTGGCAGGTATCGAGCGCCCAAAAGGGGCTGTTCCTCGCTGCCAAACTGAGCCAGCGGGTTTAGGGCAAGCCGCCGAAAATAGCCCTTTTGGTCGCGTTCGAGCTGTTGATATAGCTCCTCAAAAGTCAGTACGGTCATGGGTCAAAACCTGGATGGGGTGAGCAAGGTGAGGTGCGATCGCGCAAGTGCAGTGCGATCGCCCGCTATGCGGAGCGAATGCACTGATAGCGGGCGCGGATTGCCGCTTTTACGTTGCTTGCCAACCCAGCCCAGCCAGGCAGCTTGTCCTCATAAATCAACGTGCCGTGACGAACCAGCGTCACGTCTGCGTTTTGGGCTAGATCCGGCACAGAGAACGCGGTCAGAAACAGCTCATCGTCGGGCGTGGTCACGTCTGGCGGCCCATATGGGGCGCGGTTGTCGCGTTCGGTGAATGTGCGACCAACTAGCGTCCCAGACTGCACAGTTGAGAAAACGGCAGCATCCAGCCGCGCACCGCCTGGAATCAGCTTCTCGGCTTCCAGGGGTTCGGCTGCCCACGCGGGGTGGGCGTAGCCAGTGTAAGAAAAGGTGACTTGTGCCATAGGGGTCAGGGGTCAGGGGTCAGGGGTCAGAGGTCAGGGGTCAGAGGTCAGAGGTCAGGGGTCAGGATTTGGGGGAAACCAGCGCTTTGTAGCCGGAGTAGGTGCGACCGATCAGCCCGTCCACAGGATCAGGCTCTTTCGGCGGTTCACCCTTGGGGCTGCCGCTGGGCAGTCTGGGGGTTTCAGGGGTCTTTTCGATCGCCGGAAACAGGGCAGCAGCGAAGGGTTTCAGCGCGTCATCGGCTTCGACGTATTCGCGCAGGGGCTTGTCTCCCAGCTTCACGCCGTCGTCGGCGATCGCCAGTTCACTCGCCTTGTCACCCAGGAGCCGTTCCAGCACAGCCAGATTGGCTCCCGTCGCTGCTGCGACCTGGGCTAACTTGCCCTGTCGTTCCAGGGCGATCGCCTTTGTTTCCGCCTCGCTCACTCGCGTCTCTAGCGCCGTCTTTTCAGTGCGGAGCTGCGACGCATCCGAGGCGATCGCCCGCGCTGTGGGTTCGATATTGCCGATCACTGCTTCGATGTCGCCTTCGACTCCCAGAGCCTTAGCCGTCGCCAGCAGTGCCTGTTCATAAGTCGTCGCCTTGGCAAGAGCGTTTCGCTTCTCACCAATCACGCCGAACTTATCGGCTTCGAGATCAGCGATCCTGCCTTCGACGGCAGACACCAGTTCTGCAACGCCTTCGACTTCCAGAGTCTTCAGTTTGGCGATCGCCTGTTTGAAATCCATGCGCGGGTATGCAACTCAACTGCTGCGAGAGTTCCCGGCAATAAAAAAGCACCCGGTTGGGTGCTGGAAGGGAAACGCTTTCAAAAGCTGCGGATTGGCGTGGGTGGCTCGGTTCGCCCGTTTGCCCGCTCAAACGGTGCAAGCCCATAATTCGGCTGCGGCACAGCTTGCCGCGCCTCTTGCTCTCTGCGTTCCTCGTCCAGCAGCGCCAGCTCTGAGTCTACGTCGCCGACGGTGCCCAGCGTGGCGATCGCCGTGGACTTGCTAAGCAGCCCCGCGTTGTACTCCTCTAGCAGTTGCCGCCGCTCTTCGGCACTCAGCTTACCTGTCGTGATATTGAGCGAAACGACAGCTTGCAGGTCGCCGTAGCCCAGCAGTCGCAGCACAATGTTCAGCACGTTGGCGATCGCCCCCTCGACTGGACGCTTCCAGCCGCGCAAATGCAGCTCAAACCCTTGCCGCAGCTGAATCCGGCTTTCCCCACTCAGTCCCCCATCGCCTGCACTGAGCAGGTGCCCCTGCTTGAACTCCAGATAGAGCAACGTGCGGTAGATCTGCACCGCCTCCACAAAGCTGCCAATCCCCACGGGCTGCGATTCCACCACGCTAGGGCTGGCGTAGTTCGGCTCACGCGGATCGCCCTGGGGGATGCCGTAGAGGTATTGGTCGATTCCCGGCCCGCGCTCTACGTCCTCTTCTGGAAACTCGCAGTTGATCAGGGTGCGTTCTTTGAAACCCGCGATCGACTGATTGCGGACAAGCATCGTCAGGGCATGGCAAATGCCCGCCTGCTTTTGCTTTGCGGACTGACTGAGGAGCGATCGCCCTCGAACGTGCTGAACGGGCCAGCGCCCGCCCGTGTCGATCTCCAATTCCTCGTCTAGCGTCTGCACAATCACGCGATCGCCCTCCACCTGATAGCGCTCGTAGCCGCGCCCGTAGCTGTAAGAAATCTCCTCAATGAAGCCGTCATCGTCGCGCCTCAGCATGATGCTGCCTGCCTTGGGCGCGTGCAGGTGGATTCGGTGAATCGGGTCGGGGTCGTCTGCAAACCGCTTCGGCTGCCACAGTCGCAGGTTGCCCTCGCCAATTACGCCCAGCGAGAGGATAAATTCTGCCCACACATCCGCTGGCTCAAAGTTGGAGGCGGCGGGGTCGAGTTCGGTTGCCTGCTGATTGACCCAATCCAGCCAGCGCTGCAAGGCGATTTCGGCGGCGGGGGCATCCGTGCGATCGCCCTCCGGGGTCTTCAAATTCCAGGTAAACGGCTGGGAGATCAGCCCGTCCTTCCAATTGTCAACCAGTTCTTTAAGAACGTTGTGCCCCTGGAAGACGCGGCGCAACTCGCTCATCTTGTCGCCATACTTCGGGTCTGTCTCTCGGAAGCGTGGCCCGATCCACGCCAGCCGGAACAGGTCGTCGCCGTGATACCAATCCAGGTTGGTCAGGTCGATTTGCCCGCTGTTGACGCCATAGAAGGGTTTGCGCTGGCTGTAGTCGCTTGCGTACATGCTCAAAAGCCTTTTTGTAAAGGTTCCCTACCAGTTGGTGGTTGCTCTGGGGGTGTGGCGTTTGGCGGGCGATCGCGCCTGGATTGCGGGCGCTAGGGCATAGCGGATCGCGTCGATCAGGTGGTTGTGGGCATCCAGCACGACGGGTAACACGTCACCCGTCACGCGGTCGGTCTTGTAGCGATACAGCCGCGCCTCTTCGACAGTGTGTTTACAACGCGGGTGAATCACGATTTTGTCAAAGCTCCGCAAAAACGTGATGCCGTCTTCTACGCTGCCACCCCACTTGGCAACGCCTTCAATCCCAGGCATCCCGTGCCTGCTCAGGTAGCTAATCGTCTCCGGTCTGGAGCTGTCGGCGCGAATCGCATGGCGATCGCACTCCGGCACTTCCGCCCGCCACACGTCCGCCGTGTCGTCTAGCTCCAAGGCGGTGTGGCAGCTCTCATGCTCCACCCACAGGCAGCGATCGCCAATCCAGCAGCGCACCAAGGCGGTTGGGTCTTGAGCAAAGCCGAAGTCGGCACCGTAGTACGGCCCGTCCCAGCCAGGTGCAGGCTCAAACTCTTGCACCTCCCACTTGCCAGAGAGGATCTGTGCATCGGACTTCTCCCAGAATCCGCCCTCCCAGATGTGCTGATAGGCATTTTGATCCGTGCGCTGCATGGCGCGGCGTTCTTCGTCTAGAACTGCCGGGAACCAAGGGTTCTGATCCCAGTTGATTTGACGGACGTAAGCGCGATCGCGCCCCTTAACTACCAGCTCCTGATACACCACGTCCGACTCTCGCAGCGGGTTGAACGTCACCCAGATTTCGGATTCAGGCGATCGAATGGTTGGGATCAGGATTTGCCAGCTTTCGGCGCTGATTGTTTGCGCCTCTTCGATCCAGCAGTGCGTCAGGGCGCTGGTGGACTTGATTGATTGCACGTTGTGACGAACGCCCTTAAAGATAAACTCGCTGCCGTTGCTGCCAAGGATGCGATCGCGCTGAACCCAGTACAGCGCCCCTAGTCCCAACGCCTCAATTCGCTCTTTCAGCAGGTGGTGCACTGAGTCTTTGATTGAGATCTGAAACTCACGGGCACACAGCACCCGGATTTTGCGCTGAATTCCGGTAATCAGCAAGGCGTCTGCGGCGGCGTAACTTTTGCCAGATCCGCGGCCGCCCCACAGGCACTTGTAGCGGTAGGGCTGCAAGAGCGGTTTTGCCCAGTCCGCCAGGTTTGAGGCAAGGGCATCCACGTCAATGCGATCGCCCTCAACTGCCCGAACTTCAGGCAGCCGCTTGGCTAGGTGTCGTCGCTGGCGATCGCGCCCTAGCTCAAGCAATAGCGATCGAGGTGAGCTACTCCGCCTGTTGACCACTGACTCGCTCCGCCAGTTCTCCGAGTCCTAGCAGCTCGGTTTCTATGTCGCACGCAGCTTTTATAAGTTCGCCCCCCCACCGACCGAGGGCGATCGCATCGGCCGGCCTGAAAGCCTCGGGCGGCAGATCGCGAATCCTGGAAGAAGCTTTGAGAATCGCGTTTAGCCCCGTGACCTTGATCGTCTTTGAGGCACGGGCTAGCCACTGGACGTGCTCGTCTAACTGCTGCCTCCACTCTTCTAGTTCGGGAAGGTTTTGGGCGATCGCTGCCTCCGTAAGTTCGATTATCTGTTCAGCGCGATCGCCCAATTCTTTGCGCCGCGCTACCTCTTCTTGAAACGCTTCGGTAGCGTTCCACCGCTGAATCGTCTTAGCGGACACGCCGAGGTCAGCAGCAACCTGTTTTTGGGTCTTCCCAGACGCCAGCAAGGCGGCCGCACTACGCTGATCTGCGCTCAGAGCTTTGGTTTTGGGCATTTTGGACAAAACGGACACACGGCGGACACTTTCAGAATTCCCGCGATCGCCCCCCGTTGCACTGCGTTGATCTGCAATCTCTGAGCAATATCTGGTTTTTTTGCAAAATAGACTTGACGTTTTATCAATACGTGTGACATATTGATATTGAGCTACAAACCACAAGTACCAAAGGAGATCGAAATGTTTGTAAAAGTCGCCAACACTACCCAATCAGAGCGGGAGCACCTTGTCAAAGTATACTCAATGCAGTTTTTCCGCTGGCAGGAAGGCCGGCGGGTAGAATATTGCCTCACCCCAGAGGAGATCGAAGCCAAGGTGAGGGAGAAAATCGGGGACTGCCAGTTCCTTGAGGCGTCCTACGAGCCGTTGAGAGTGAAGGTGCACGGGTGCTGGTCGCCTTCTAAAAAGTTACTTACTACTGGCGTTTGCAGCGGCGACGATTCAGCCGAAAACGAAATTCCCTGCAGCTCCTTAGCCCAGGCAGAGCGCCTGTTAGCCAAGCAAGCTGCTGACTGGGCTAAGGTTGCGGAGGCGAACCTGTGAAAACGGGCTACCCGATCGGCATTGACCGATCGGGCAGCCCCAAGACTGGGAACAACAAGATGTCTTTTAATAATTCGGGTAGGCGGCGAAAGCCGCACCCTAAGAGTCTCGAAAACCTCCAGCCCCGATCACCCCAATTCGGTGCGACCAAAATTCCACGGTCGCACCGACTGACCAAGGAGCTTGTGGACGCGATCGCTGCGCTGCCGCAGGTTCAGTCAGGGGGCTGGAGTGAAGCCTACCTAATAGAGGTTGTGTTGCGAGTTTGGCTGGGGCTGCCGGCCGACTACGACGGCGTGGATCTGGAGATCGCAAAGAGCGGTGGCGTGGTGGAATAGAAGCGCTGATCGCCCTCTCACGCAACTCTTGCGCCTGTCGAATCAGCTCCTTATGCTGTTGCGGACTCTATATCCGGCTGCTTAGTTGACTCGCCGCGCCGGAACGTCGATCGCCCCTTGCCTGCCAAAGCCTCGACCCCTGCCCCGTGCTGCTTCAATGGCGCGGCGGGCTGCTCCTGTGCCTAGACGACGCACCCCCTGAACGACCCGCTGAGTATCTTGAGCTGCACGTTGCCGGATTGCCTGCGCCTGCGGTGAGCTGGCAGCGGCGCGGGCTGATCGTGCGCCCTCTCTCGCTAAAGCTACCCCCCTAGAGGCAAGCTGCCCAGCTCGACCCGCTGCGGTGGGTGCGGTGACGGGGCGCGAGGCGATTTGGACGCTGCGAGCAGTACCTTGACGGACTGCGGCAGAGAGCGAGGTGCTAGAGGATTGGCGGGCAAGGGCTGATCCGCTTGAATTGCCTACTCCAGGCGCGTTTGCTGGAAGCCGAGCGGCGGCGTTAGCCCTTTGAAGCGCCCTTCCTTGCAACGGCTGCGCGGGGCGATCGCCAATCTGACTGGCAAGAGCGGAACTAAAAGAGGTGCCCTCTTCCCGCGATCGCTGCGCTGCCCGAATCGCGTCGGACTGTGCCTGGGTGACGACACCGCCTTGCTCACTAATTTGCCGAGCTGTTACTCCAGCGGCAGCCAGATCGCTGCTGCTCGCAAAAGTGCTTGCACCTTTTGAGGTTTTTATTTTCTTGCCGCCTTGACTTGCCACTAGCTTGCCTCGCTTAATTCCTCTACTGGAAACAGTTGGGGCAACTCGTCAACGGTCGCCACCACTTCGTAAAAATCCCCCCAGCCGCCCGGCTCTGGATTGAACGTCAGGCAGGGTAATTCGCTCTCGCTTGTAATTAGAGAATTCCCCTCTTCGCCTGACGCTAGGGCGTAGCTAAATGCCTGCGTTTGCGCTGGGCTGAGGTTGTAGCGCGGCTCATCCCAAAGCATCGCCAGCAAAGCATCGTAGGTGAATTTGTTACTCCAATTGGGAATATCACGGATCACGTTGTGAGCGGTTGCGCCCAAGTAATGCCCAACTTGCAACACGCCCTCAGGCAGGAATGGGGACATCAGCTCGTAGAAATCCTCAAACGTGACGATCGCCCCTTTTTCCAACCCCTCGTCGTGACAGAGATTCACAAAATCTTGCAGTACCGGGAAAGTCTTGGGGTAGTGACGGCGATAGATCTCGAAGAAACGCGATCGCCGATTTTGCCCCATCGTGTAGACCTCAAGCCCCTGAGCTGCTGCCAGATCGCTTACTAGGTTCAAGTGATCGCTGTCTTTTGGGTCGCAGGTGCGCTTTTTGACGCGATCGATTAGCGCCTGTGTCAGCGCCTCCCGCTCCCGTGGACTGAGCTGCTTTTCCTGGCTGCTGCTCAGGTGCAGGCTCTGCACCCACACGCCCTCTGCACCAGCGGCGGCAATTTGCTGGATCAACTCTTGCGGTCGGGGTAGCCACTCAGGGACGCAGGGATTGATGCCCACAACAACGGAATGCCCGCGCCCTTTGAGGGTTTCGATTAGTCGGAGGCGATCGCCCACAGACGGCGCGCCCGGCTCAATCTTGGCGCGCAGGTCGTCTTCGTTGAAACTGATTGAAATATACCAGCAGGATGGCTTGAGAAATTCCAGCACTTCCGGCAGGTCGTCGGGCCGGCTGAAGCCTTTGGTCTGGAGGGCGATCGGGATGCCCAACTCCGTCATCAGGCGCATGATCGGGATAGCGGCGGTGCGGTTGCTCAGGCTGAAAGGGTCGGTGCGGTTGCTGAGCAGAACGGGGTAGCCCGCTTGCAGCAGCTTCGCCTCTAGGGTGTCGCGGTTTTGGTAGTCTGCCAGAAGGTTCACGGCTTGCTTGGAGCCGTTACGGGCTTTGCTTTTGCCGGATTTTTGGGCTTGGTGGCGATCGCCCAACACCGCGAAACAATACGCACAGCCCATCGAGCAAGGTTCAATCACGCTCAGCTCCAAGGGAATCGGCGATACCAGAAATTCGCCGTAATAGGTTGTTAACTGCTGTGCCATTAGTCCTCCAGTGCCCTGCCTTCCAGCAGTTTCAGAAATACAGTTTTGTCGTCTTTCACCCCGTAGCCCCGTTTGACTGCCTGCCAAATCTGGTTTTCCCTGTGGCTCAGGACGATTGGAATCACGTAGCGATCGCCATCCACCCCAGACCCAGCAGGCTCCTCCTCGTCTTCCGCCGCCACCTCCTCGCCCCAGTCCTCAATCTCGGATTCTAGAAACCAGTCGGAAAGGTCGATTTCTTCGTGCAGCTCCTCTAGCACCTCCTCGTCCCAGGCAAGAGAGACAGACCCGACGCGGTTATCGGCGATCGCCAGCTTTTTCGCCTTCTCGTCAGTGGAGAGGTCGAGATCCACCCGCTTAGTGACAACCAATGCCGAGCCGTCAGTTTCGACGACGATGGCATTCTCAAACCCGGACTCTACAGCGGTTTCCAGGGTTTTGTTGCCAGCAATGATCACGTTGTTTTTGTCCACAACGATCGACCGGCCAGCGCCAAGGGTGCCGAGGGATTTTTCTAGGAGCGATCGCCCGTATTCCGTGCCCTTGTTGGCATTGTGCGGATCGGGTACAAAGTCGGTAAGTTTTGCTTGAGTCATAAAAAAGCCCGCAAGCGCGGGCATTAGAGGAGATCAGACCATGCAGACGACTAAGCGGACAGCCTGTCTTTGAAGCCTTTTCCAGCCGAAAAAGCGGGAATCTTCGCGGCGGGGATGATCAGCGTTTCGCCCGTCTTAGGGTTCCTCCCCTCACGGGCTTTGCGGTGGCGAGGCTCAAAACTGCCAAAGCCCACAAGCGTCACCTTGTCGCCTTTGGCTACCGCTTCGGCGATCGCCTCAAGCGTTGCAGAGATCACCGCATCAACGTCTCTCTTTTTTAGCCCAGGTACAGCCGCCGAAACTTTATCAACCAGATCGCTTTTATTCATGCCGATTTGTGAAACGACGGGATTCTCAAAGAATATACTCAGTCTATTGGCGCAATTGGCAGCATGGGCAAGATTTTATCAGTTTTTCGCTATTCAGAGATCATGGGAAAAAGTGAAGCCGATCTAATTCAGCGAAACATGGGATTGGTTCGCAAGCTGGCGAGGCGTTTTCAGGGCTTGTGCCGCGAGCCCTACGACGATCTGATTCAGGAAGGGACAATCGGGCTGATCAAGGCGGTGCGGAGTTTTGACAGCGGCAGGCAATGTGCTTTCAGTTCATACGCGGTGCCTCTGATTCGAGGGCAGATACAACACTACTTGCGCGATCGCGGGTATGCCGTCCGCCCGCCGCGCCGCGACGTTGAGGACTACGGGCGCGTTGCTAGAGCGCACCGGCTGCTGGAGAAACACGGGCGATCGCTCGACCTAGCGACTGTTGCTCAGCTCTCAGGCATCTCAGCCCAGCGCTGGGCTGAGATCGTTGAGGCGAGGCGCGGACAGTGCGTCAGCCTGGACGAAGCAGATCCACAGATTCAGGCAGACCCGCAGATTCAGGGCGATCGCGACTGGCTAGACTCCCTGTTCGCCCTGCCAGAGTTTCAGCGCACCTGTGTCCGAGAGCATTACTTTGGTGGGCAGACACCCCAGGCGATCGCCCTCCGGCATGGGTGCAGCGTGGCGGTGGTGGAACTGGCGATCGAGACAGCGATCGAAACGCTGCGAGGCTGCCTATGTTAGCGACATCAGAAAGCCTGAGTCGGGCGGCGGCAATCAACCGCAGACACCGCGCCTGCATGGAGGCAACTAGAGACGCGCTGCAAAGCGCCTACGACTGTGGACGGCTGCTGATCGAAGAGAAAGAGCTGCATCCGCACGGCACCTGGACAAGATGGATTGAGGAAAACTGCGAGCTGAGTGAGCGCACTGCCCAGCGGTACATGGCGATCGCCCGCGACTGGGACAAGATCCAGGAGGCAGGCGAAGTGCTCAGCATCAAAGCCGCGTTGAAACTGTTGGCAGATGAAGCGATCGCCGAACCGCGCCAAATTGAGGTGCAGACGATTGATGTTCCGGCTCAACCCGTCGAAGACCTGGCGATCGGTGACGTGGCGCGGGTCGTTGCGCCCGGCAGTCTGTATGCAGGGGGACTGGTGCGAGTTGCGGAACGGTGCGGCTCTGTGCTGATGTGCGTCGTAGACGATCAGGGGCTTGAGTTCCCGTTTTTGCCAGCAGAATTGGAGCGCTCGGAGGATGCGCCGCCGGGAACCCCGCAGGCAGCAAGCCGAGTCGCCCGTCCCACGACGCGCCAGCTCCGCACCCTGCTAGAGCGGATCTACGAGCAGAAAACACTGACGCCTGAGCTACTAGCGGAGTTAGCGGCAATCCTGGAGGCTTTGTGAACGAAGACGAACTGAAGCTGATGAGCGATCGCCTCGAAACGCTGGAACGGCTGTACGAGCGAGAACACAGACAGCGCATCAGCGCCGAACGGCTCCAGATCTACGGGCTGGCCGGGCTGGCTGCGTTTCTGCTGATTGTCGGGTCTGGGGTGCGATACGACGCGAACGGGGTGCGCTGGGAGCTGTCGTCCGAGGTGTTGGGGCTGCTGTTTGGTACTGGCTCAATTCTGCACGGGATCTTAAGTGTTCAGGGCGATCGCGCTGGCAAGGGCTAGGCTGGAGGGACGCAATGCGACGGAGGGCGGCGGATGGCTGGGTACGACAGCTACGACGGTGGCTTAAGCGATTGGTTGCCCGACTCTCAGGTAAGCGTGCCGGATATCGCCCTGTGCGAATTCTTAGGCGAATCGATCGCCCGCTCGTCTCCCTACTCCTGCTGGAGGCAGATCGAGAGCCTTTGTCAGGATTCATTCGGGTTCGGGTCTGGCGCTGTATTTTTCGATCGGCGGCATGGTTCGACCTACTCATTACCTGCGATCGCATCCAGCGCAGTGAACTTCGCCGCGCGGAATTCGCAGGCAGCCCAACGGCTACTCATCGACTTACGATCGCACGTCACTCGAAGCTAAGCAGCCACGCCAAAAACCTGCGGGTGGACGTACTGTTTCTGGCAGACTGCTGCCTGGTTGATGCGCCCGGAGTGCGCGGGCTAGACGGCTGGGCGCTGCCAATTACTGATTCTCTGGCGATTCAGCTCAGCAAGCGAAGTGAAAAAGACTTGGGGCTGTTGACCGAGTACCAAACGGAAAGCGATCGCCAAAGTGTGAGCGATCGCTGGCTGGGCATGCTGCGGGTTTACTGCCGCGAGTATTTCACCTCCTTCGACCCAATCCCTGATGCAACCTGAGCCACAGCCAAAACTAACAGCGCGCCAGGAAGAGTTTTTGCGGCGCTTCTACGAGCTGTGCGAGGAGTATAAGGCAGACGACATTCAGGGTTACTCGCTGGGAGTTGCGATCGCCAGCCGCGACGGCAAATGGGTGCAGGCGGTGAAGGCAGAGATCTTGCTGTTGCCTGCTGAGTGACCGTCAACCGTTCCTAAACACTCAAAATGCGATCGCCCCACCGCTGAAACAGCTCAGCATCACTCAGTCCCGACAGATCACCCAGTTCCTCAGCCATCCGTGTCCACTCACTTGCCACGTTGATAGCTGGCAGACCGCGATCGCCCCGTGCAATCGTCGCCCAATCCAGGAACGCAAGCGATCGCACCTTGCGGAAATCGGAACTCGACAGTTCCAAAAGCGATCGCCCGGTCTTTGAAACGGCGATCGCCTCCAAGTCGGTCGGCTGGCACTTCAGCAGGCTGCACAACGCCGCGATGCGTTTTGTCAGGTCTGGCGCTGGCTGCGGTTCCGGCTGCTTAGGGCGGGCGGTGGAGACCTGGACGCTAACTGGGTGGCCAGCGGTGGCGATCGCCTCCATTGCCCGGTTGAACTCGCGGTCAATACCACCGCTGGCGTGAGGCGGGAAGACACCCCGCTCAACCATGCCACGCGCTACGGTGCAAACATCATTTGCACGAGTGCGATCGCCAGAACGAATCGCCCCCGACAGTTCGCCCAGAAACTGAATCCACTCCGTCTGATTGGTGTAGTCGCTGTAGACAGGCAGGGCAGGCAGTTTTGGTGCAGCACTGGGCAGGGCAGGCATCGCCGCGCCTGTCAGTTCTGCAAGTTTGCGCTGCTGCTGCCGTTCAAGTGCCAGTAGTCCGTACTGTGGATCAACTCGCAGTTGGCAAAACCATTTCTGCCCTGGAATAATTTCGCCGTTTTCACCTTGGCGATCGCACTTTTCTAGGGTGCGGCATAGGCGAAACGGGATTGCGCTCAGGTCGAAGCGCTCAAACGCCTTCAGGTTGGCAAGCAGCGTACTAATGTCGCGCCCGCTGTGAGTGGTCAACAGGATCGTGCCGGGGATGCCCAGCGCTGGAATTAGCAGCTTGAGCTTTGCCTCCCCTTTGCAGCCGGCCGGACATTCGGTGTCGTCAGGCTGCATCGCGCAGGGGATGGGCGATCGCACGACTCGTTTAACGGTTTTGTTCGCTTTTTTGTCGAAGAATTCTTCTTGGTGGCGATCGCAAATCTCGCCATCGCAGGAGCGGACGCAGTTGCCGCCCGCTCCATAAACTCGGTTGCCGTAGCTGTAATTCTCGGCGATCGCCCCGTAGGGCAAAAGCACCGGAATACTGCGGTAGTCGCCAAACGCCGCCGCTTGGTCGTCCCACTGCTGGCGCAGGTATTCGTAGAGCGTAGAGCTGCCGTCGGGCGCTGGCAGCGCTTTGGTGGAGTCAGCAGGCTCAAAGCGAAAATGATCCAGGTCGCGCCCTGCGATTAGGCGGTCTGGGTTTTTGGCGGTGGGTGAGTGCTGCTTGGGCGATCCCTTGAACAGCCTGCCAATTTCTGGCAGGCGCGGGATGGTTGCCTCAATTTGGTGTTTTTTTATGATCATGTTGCGTAGTTGGGGTTGGCTGAATGCGTCGGCGTGTCGTATTTGGGTAGTTCAGATTGCGATCGCCCCTTCACAGCGATCGCGTCTACAAAGATCCGTCGCAGTGCTCCGCCCATAGCCGAAGGCTTGGGTGGTGGTGAAGCGGCGGGCGACCGGAGGGAGCAATTATGTACAATTGAGACATAGCGGTAATTCGCACGAAACATCCTAAGGGTACGGTTCGGAACACCCGAAAAACCCGTGGTGGAGGTAAACCACAAAATCGCCAGTCGGTGTAGAAAAGGGAATTTATTTCTCGTTTCAGTCTGCGGTGGGGCGCACCGTGGACATTAAACAAGCAGCCTGTGGAGGCGTTCTGACCGGGGATATCTAGGCTTGCTTAGATATTTAGGCGTGAGCCAGCGAAGCAGGAATCTCACTCTGTACCGTAGGTCAGAGGGAGAGCGTCAAAAAGCCCGGTGAAGGCGGGTTAGGGCTAGGCGACGATCGCGGGGCGGGCCGCGTGGTAGGCGCTGAGAACGGCTGCGATCGCCTCATCAGCAGAGTTCCAAGGTTTTACAACCCAGATCCCACCAAAGCTGGAATCAAGCTCAATGCCGTCACCTTTGTTGGAGCAGTAGCGGGAATCCACCAGCCAGCCGCTTTGGATTCGGTAAACGGTTCCAATTTCGTGCCCGTCTTCAATCAATTGCAATTGAGTCATAATTAACCTGTGATTCTCTCTAGGGTTCACATGGAGGGGCGATCGCCGTTGCTTTTGCGGGCTGGCGATCGCCCTTTGCCGTATCTACCAAGTCGTTGTCAGATCGGCGATCGCTTCCTGGATTTCAAAGCATTCGTTCGCCTTTGCCGCCGCCTCGTCGCTCAGTTCATCAAGGGCATACTGCAAGTCGGTTAGGTCTAGAACCGTAAGTTCGAGCATCAGGTCGCGGACTTGATTCTTGATCGCTTCAATCTTTGGGTTTGTCATTGTTCTCTAGGGTTTAGGACTCGCAGCCGTTGCTTGCGGGCTGACTGCTTAATATCAAGATAGCACACTATCCGCATAGTGCAATAGCTAATTACCGTGCTAATCTACAAGAAAGATAGTTTATGGGGGTGGTGAACTTGAAAACAGCCGTGGCGATTAGAAACAGGTTGCAGCAATGGATTGACGCTGGTGGGCTGAACTACAGCCAGCTTGCAGAAAAAGCGGGGGTCAGCGTCGCGGCGGTGCGATCGCTTGCCAAAAACCAGGCTGCTAGGGTTGACCTAGGGACGTGGGAGAGGATTTGCACTGCGCTGGATAAGCCAGTGCAGGAGATGTTTTACCGGGAGGGCGATCGCCCCAATTAAATGCGACAGCCTGACGCATTTAAAAACCGCCCTCAGTCAGGGGCGGTTTTTTTGGGTGGCTGTATTGGTGACATACTCCCGACGCTCATGCTGACGCATAGAGCGCGGGCTTCTCAGTGACCCCTAGTATCCCATCGGGCGTTTCCTGAGCTTTATTGACGGGATGACCCACCGCCAAATACTTGATATTGATTGCTGCGTTGTGGTCACGGTCTAGCTCAGAGCAGCAAGAGGACAGCGATCAGTCCGAGTAGGGGGAGCAGTAGGGCGATCGCATTGCACACATCAACCCAGCGGGGAACCTGTGGGCGCTGTTCGTTGTAGTTGCCCATCCGCTTAATCCAGTAGGCTTCTTTGCCGCTCATCAGCCAAGGGTGGCAATATTCGACTACTGAGAAGGCAAAAGCCCGCGCCCCATAATGATTCCAGTCAGCTTGGAGGCGATCGCAGCAATGCCGCCCAGAATCTAGCTCTCGGCGGTGCTGCTGCCAGCGTCGAGGAATGTGTTTGGATTTGCCGACGTAGCGGCGTCCGTTGCGCTGGCAGTGAATCTGATAGATGCCTGATGGGTTCCTCACCACAGCCCCAAAAATCCTCCTAACCCAAAGAACGGCGTCCGACTGCTCTCTTGATGCACTTCATTCCCATCTGAGTCGTAGACCGTCGTTTGGCTCCAGGCGCAACCGCCAAACAGTCCGATGCCGGGGGTGATCCCCCAGCCGTCGCTACCTGCGTCTACCCAATCCTCTGAATAGCCCTCAGCTTGCTCGTCCCAGCCCGTATCTTCGTAATATTCTTCTTCCATTGTTTTCACCTCAAGTTAGAACAAACGTATCGTTTTCAACCCGTCCCAGTCCGGCTCGGTGCGCGTCTGCGAACAGCGCCCTGATGCCTTCAGCCTTTAGCCCTAGCAGGCGGCGCTGCTGCGCCACTCGAACCGACAACGAACCGCCCACCTCCGTGGTAAGCGATCGCAGTTGCTCTAGGGCATCGTCCAGGTTTGCGGCTGGCTGCGCTGCCAGCTCCGGGAACCAGGCGGTCAGATTGGCGGGACTGAACCAGTCCGGCACGGTGCAGCGCGCGATCTTGCTGTCACGTGACAAGTTTTCCACCAGAACATCCTGACGGGGTAACGCCTCACCAAAAACGTCGCTATCGCTCAAGCGTTCAATCGTCACGAAGCCGCGCTTTCGAGCGGTGGCCGTGCCGTCCGCTCCACCCCAAAAGGCGTTTGTGTTGCCGTGCGCGACCAGCAGCGGATACTCTTCGTGCTTGGTCGATTCGCTCAGGAGCGATCGCACTAGGGTACTTGTGACGCTAGGTTCCAGGTTTTCGGTGTAGGTACTCAGCTCGTCCCAGATGCAGGTAATTGGCTCGCCCGTGCCGCCGCTGCTGATGCGATTGTGGTAGGCGACCATTTGCGCCCGGATCTGATCCCATCGTCCGCCCAGCCCGTAGACGGTGAACACAGGAGGGAACGCGCCCTCATCAACTCGGTGCGGCGAGCAGGCCACCAGTCTGTGATTGAGCAGCAGATAGCGGGTGAGGGCGATCGCCACCGCCAGCGACGTTTTGCGACTGCGCTGTTCGCCGTGGATAAATACGGGGCGCTTCATTGTTTTTAGAATCCAGCCCCCCTCATGCGCTTTCAGCGCTCGAAGCAGGCGATCGCGGTTTTCGTCCAGGTCTGGCACGGGTGTCGTAACTGGCACGGGTGCGGTGGGTTGTGCAACGGGTACAGGCGAGGCAGGCTGGAACGCGACGGCGATCGCCTCAGGCTGCATCTCTGGGAGGCAGTAGGGCGTGGCGGCAAACAGCGGGGTGCTGTCATGCGCCGGGAGAGATTGCCGCCCCTTGCCCACAGCAACCACCTCACCCCCGTAAACTACCTCGCGCCGTGCTTCGGACGACTCCGGCAGGCGGCGATGCTTGCGCCATTCGTGTAGGCACAGGATGTACAACTCCCGTCGCTGTTCGGACGGGAAGCCCATCAACATCCCGACCAGCGCCCTGTCTTGCCAGTAGAGTAGGCGGTACTCGTCCGCCTCGGTGGGGCATAGAAACGCCGTAACGGCATCACTGGGATCTTGCCTGTTTTCATCGTCATCGCCACTGCCTAGGCGAGACAGCAGCTCTCCGACGCCTTGGCGAACGAACGGAATGGGAAACCAATGGTGGCTGTGGCGATGATCCAGCACCATTGAGGCGGCATAGCACCCCAGCCCGACAGCGCCTAGCGCCATGCCCAGTGGCGTAGCCATGACGTTGCCCACCAGTGCCAAGGCGATCGCACTTCCCTTGGTTGCTTCAATCTCGCAGCGGGCGGACTGAGCGTGATCCTCAAGCTGGGCGCGGCGCTGGATGACCGCTTCATGGGGGTTTTGTGCCAAAAGGTCGAAGTCCATCAGACGCGCTCCTGATACAGAGATTTGATTGTGACCATAAACAAGGCGATGAACAGCTCAGCGCCAAATATGCTAAGGAAAGCCCAACACAGATTGACGACGAACGGGCCCAGCGCCAGCCCAAACAAGGGGAAGTTGGCAAGGGCGATCGCAAAGTCGATGCCATAGCCCAACAGCACCATCGCCCCAATCTTGCGGGCGGTGTTGCTGCCCTTCTCCGGGCGATTTGTCATTCGGTCTGCCAGTGACCAGCTCTGCACCGCCTGCACCGTCAGAGAGAGAAACATCATGATCCAAAACTCCCACATCAGCGTGGCGGCGAAAATGTTTGCCACTGCGTAGCCGTCGTCGATGAAGGGCTTAGGCACAAAGGCAATGTCTTGATATCCAACCGATTGCCAGTAGCCTTCAATATTTACTGCCAGAAAGTACAGCGCTCCTGCACCAAAAAAGATGGCAGATCCGGGCGGATTAATAAAATACGTCAGGATGCGGATCACAAACGTTAAGGCGATTACAACGAATCGCATCATTCGCCTAAATGAGCGCTCAAAGTCGCTGAGCTTGCGCTGAAATTCTTCGGAGGTCTGCGGTTTTTTGGCGACGGCTGTTGAGGACTGATTAGAGGCGATCGCCCCATTTTTTACAGCACCTCCGGCAGCAGTTTTAGTCGGCTGGCTTGCAGGTTTTCCGCTTTGCGCCTGCCTCATTTCTCGGTCAGCCTGAGCGCTTTTCAATTCCGCCTCCCTACCCAGTTTTGCGGCAGTTTGTACCGCCTCGGATACTGGGTCTTTAGCAGGTGTTGCAACACCTGCAACATCGTTAAAAAAACTGTTGGGGGTAGTGTTGGAAGACTGTTGCGATAGAGCCATGTTGGAAAAACTGTTGGGGGTAGTGTTGGCGGCTGCAACAACGCTGCAACAAGGGTTGCAACGTTGTTGCGTTAGGGGTTGGGGGTAATGTTGCAACTGTTGGGGGCATATTCAAACGCCCCCTCGCTAAACACCCCAACACAGCGTCCGGTTTGGTCAAAGACATAAGTGATTCGCTCCTTGTTTTTGACCAAAGAGGAAATGTCAAATTCCGGCTTTCCTGCATCCAAGTTGTAGTCAGTAATCAGCAGGGTATCGGGGACGGGTTGCAGTCCTACCAAGTTGGCTTGCTGCGCTTGCCGAGCGGCGTGAATTTGGTACTCATTCAAAATCCCAGGTGCTACCGAGAAAATCAGGCTAATCCAGCCAATTGAAGTTGCGGCTTGCAGCTTCTTGATTGAAGAAAGTGTTAGTTTGTCCATTTGGTGTTCCCTCCAAGGTTTTCCCTCCAAATTGAGTGAATGGCGATCGCTGATGGTGGGGGGCGAGCTGGCTGCTCAGCGCTGGGATAATTTCTCAATCTCCGCCCGCACTTCCTTTAATAGGCTGTTGTATCGGCGGCTCAGGCGGTATCTCATGTGGTTCGGCAGCAAAATCAAACTGTTGCTCAGCAGATGTGCCGCTTCGTCCAAGTCCCTCCGCATCTGCGCCACTTGCTCTTTCATCAGCGCCACTTGCTCGTTCACTAGCTCCTTGTCCACCGCTTGTCTCCTCTAGGTGTGATTGCGTTGTCTTGGTAGATCATCGGGTGTTGGGTGTTGGGGGTTGGGGGTTGGGGGTTGGGGGTTGGGGGTTGGCGTACAGAAGGGCGATCGCACTCAGCAGCAGCGCTAGGGCTGCGAGTCGGGCGCAGGCTTTCCCAGCGCCATCAGGTCTGCGAATAGGGCTTCGGCGGCTTGAGTCGCATTGGTCTGGCGCTCTGCCAGAATTCGGCTTTCCAGCGCCTTCACTTTTAGGTCTGTCTGAGCGGTCGCAACCCGCTCAGACAGGGCTTTTGCGTCCTTTTCGGCTTGTGTCAGTTGCACCCGCTGCTGGTGCAACTTCTGATTCATCGCGCTGTTGACAGCATTCAGCGCCAGGTCTGCGATCGCCACCAGCTTGGCCGTGTCGGTTGCCTGCCCCGTCACCCCGTCGAAGAATTTGACCATCGCGCTGGCATCGAAGCCGTCGGGTAACTGGATTTCATGCGTCTCAACAGCGGCAAGCTGGCCGGGCTGGATGAAGCCGCTAGGGACGACCTCAGCGGGGGTGATTTGCTGCGGCTCAGGGGCATCTTCTTCAATACCGTATTCACCCTTAAGACGGGCGATCGCCCGTTCATCCAGCCCGTCGCTGGTGTCAATGCCGAGGCGTACACAATCCCTGTGAACGGTAGCCTTAGGGAGGTTGTGAGTTTTACAAAACAAGGTGAGCGATGTTCGCATGGCTAAAATCCTCTGAAATGCTTGAAGAAACTGGGTGAAACAGCTTTTTGCCGCGCTGTTCACGATAAATCAATGCTTTCAGCGATCGCCTTGGAACACGGTCTAGTTCCATCAACGTTCCAAGGCGTTTCACGCTTGTTCCAAGCCTATCCCTAACTTGTAGAAAATACAAGTATCTAGACGGAAAATCAGTACCAAAAACAAAACCGGGATGCATTCAGTACATCCCGGCTGCGTAGCTATTTGGCGATTCCCTTGTTTCTAGGCGGTTTCAGCTCCCGCCCTTCCTGTCCCTCAGTGTTTCGTAGAGCTGTCGCAGGTGGGGGGCGATCTGATCCTCAAGCTGCCACTGTAAGAACAGCAGGTGTAATTCGTCCAAGCGGCGCAGTACGTCGGCGGGTGGGCGCAGCGGACTTTTCTCGGACAGCCAGTGATCAACCGTGTTTCGCCGCTTGCTCAAAAGACAGGCCAGTTCCGCCCTGTCCAGCTTCCAGTGCGCCATGAATTCGCGTGGCTCCACTTACAGCCCCCTTTGGCGCAGGCGCGATCGCAGTTCCGCCTCAGAGCTGAAATGGGTTTGATACAGGTCGCAACCGTCCGGCATGGAAGCCCCGTCGCTAGTCTTCTCAAAGCCCAAGAAGTTTAGCAGCCTTGCGCCTACCTCGTATTCGGCGATCGCCACCAGGTTGAGCGGGTAGGCGAGGTGTCTTGAATCCACCCAATAGCTTGGCCCCGTTTGCAGCAGCAGCTTCAGCGGACTACCCCAGCCGCGCACTTCCTCCGCCGTGACGATGCCGGAGGCGTACCAGCAGGTTTGGGGATTGCGTTCACACTCCTCAAACCACACGGGCTTCAATTCGCTTTCGGCAATTTGCCCAGTGACGAACGCATGGTGTTGTTCTGGGCTGATCGGGTAGATGCCCAGCGCGGCTACGATGCGATCGCCCTCCAGCAGTATCCGGCTGCCGAACTCGTAGCGATTCCACCACGACTCAAAGTCCTCAAAACTGAGGCTGCAATCCTTATACGCTTCTTTGTCGATTTCCCAGAGCTGCCGGAGTTGTTCTAGGTCTTGGCAGACCTGTACACGATACCGAAGCTTAGGGCGATCCAGCAGGGCGATCGCGCCTTGGCAGGCAAGTTCGTTTGGGTTCATCTTGTATTTTCTCCAAGCTGAATCCAGTGTAATTCAGCTTGGCGGCGCTGGCCCGCTGGCGATCGCCCGCTCATGTCTGAAGCTTAGGGCGATCCAGCAGGGCGATCCACTTGTTTTGGTCAGACAGAAAGCAAGATCCCCTCAGAGAAATCACACGGGACACCGTTGCCAATAATGCGGCAGGCTAGCGCCTCCTTGCTTGGCAGTTCATACCAGTCGGGCAAGGACTGAAACCGTCCTAATGCCCGTGCATTGATTTTTACCACTCGCGCAGAGTCCAGAACCGCTCGGATGCAATGCTTAGAGGCAGATGTTTTGACCGTGAATGAAGGGCGATCTGCGTCAACACAAGTAACCGTCTTCCCGTACCCATTTGCAATCCCGTCGATCAAGAGTGCGCGGCTTCTGCCAGCACTACTTTCAGCGCATACGGTATAGGCTGGGCGATCGCTATCTCGCCAGTAGTCACGTCTCTCAGTCTGGCTGCGATTAATTAGCAGCGCTTTAGGCGATCGCCGTTCTGTTCCAGATATCAGCAGCGTGTCGAACGGCAGACTATTGATCTGCCACTCCGCAAGCTTGGACTCTGGTAAATCCGGCAGCAAATCTTCAATCGCTGAATACCAACTCTTCCACTTCGCTGCCCGTCCAAGCTCTAAGGGCATCCCGCCTTTTACTGCTCTCAGGATTAATCTGCGTCGCGTCTGAGGAACCCCAAAATCCGCCGCGTTAAGAACCCGACGACTGATCCAGTAACCCAGTGTATACAGGGTATTTTCTATTTCGCGCAAAGAGGAACTGCTTTTGTACGCCTCTACGTTTTCCAAAACAAACGAGTCGGGCTGCAACACCGTGATAAACTCAGCGACCTTTGAGGCGATCGCCCGATCCAGCGCTGTCTCTTTTGCCCCTTGCTTGGCAATTGAGAAGTTGGGGCATGGGGGCGACGCCCATAGCACGTCAGTCCTTTCAAACTGCGATGGATCGCAGTCCAGCAAATCGGCGACCCTGACCTTGTGCTTAAGGTTGTGCCGCGCCACCTCTGCAATTTCTGGCTGGATTTCAACACCCCACACAGGTTCAAGTCCAGCGGCGATCGCCCCCACGTCGGCTAACCCACCACCCGTGAAAAGGGATGCAAATGTTTTACGCTCTAGGCTCATTACTTGTCTCCAAGGCTGATCGTCAGGGGCTTTACGGGGCGGGGATCTTGGGGCTGGGTGTAGGCAGGTTCTAGGAGTCTTTCAAAGTCGTTGAACGCCTGCCTTACTTCGGTTCCGGGGTATTTTTTGCGGATAACGGCGATCGCGTTTCGGATGTCATTGACGGGAATCTGCATGGCTGTTGGTTGCGTAGAAGTGTAGTGGTATAGTTATTTGCCACAGATTAGTCCGCAGCTCGTGTCCGCCATATCATCAGCAATCTCAAAGTTTATGGCGGCTCCAAATGTGCGGGCGCTCAGGATTTCTAGGATTTGCTTGACAACCTGATCAACTCGCTTGGCAAAGATGCGATCTTGCATGGCGCGATCGCCCGCAAAGCTTTCCAGGCTGTATTCCGATCGCCAGGTGTAAGCCCAATCAGGCGGGGCGACAGGCGTGTCGATCAATGCAAGCTGCTGGGCAGAGGGCGATCGCTTCTGCCGTTTTGCCTCCGGCTGATCAGCGTGCCGCTTTTCAAACGAGGCCATGCGCCAAAAATAATCAGGGTGGTACTTCAACAGCCCCAGCAGTTCAAACTGCTGCTGATAAAAACACATATAACAGTTGCCACGGCTGCGCCAGCTAAACAGCGATCGCCGCTGCCATCTGGTTAACTGCGCCTCCCATTCGACATCATGCAGGCGATCGCTTACCGCCTTGTACAGATCGGGGCAGAAAAAGTCAGGCGGCAGCAGGTCACGGGCTTCAAGGATCGCGTAGACCGCTTGAAGGTCAAAGCCGTTTGGCGCGATTCCGCCTTCGTCTTTGCGACGCAGCGGGTATGCAGGGGTGATACTGCTGCCCGCAAACGGAATGTAGCCTGTCCGCCGTTCGTCCGCCCGCAGCCCGTAGTAGACCGTAGCGCGATCGCCTCCAAGACACGCTTCAAACGGCTCAATCTTGGTTTCGATTGTGCAATAACGCGATCGGGGCCCAGGCAAAAATCCGTTATAGGAGCGGATTTTTGCCTCAAGGCTTTCGCCAATGCGGGCGATTCCCCATCCGGTTTTTTGCTCCACTTGAGCAAGCCACCCATAGGTTTCTGGCAATTCGCAGCCCGTGTCATTAAACACGAACTCGTAGGGCAGATCAGGGCGGTGCGCCGTTTGCAGTAGGGCGGTTGCCAGTGAGTCTTTGCCGCTAATTGGGATGATGTGTCTCATTGGCTGTTGGTTGCGTAGAAGTGTAGGTTTTTGGTGAGGTAGAGGGCGATCGCGTCGATTCGCTTCTCGTCCCAGTTCAGATTGTTGGTTTCGGCGATTCGGCGAACCGCGTAATTGAGTTCGGCTTCAGCGCCGAAAATCTCCGAACTGTGTGCCGCTGGTGAGTCGGCTTTGCGCTGCTCAAACTGCGTCTGCACTCCGGCTAGCGTGTCACCCAAGCTCTTGAAGCTTTGGGTCGGGATTAGGGGCAATTCGGCGGGCTGAGGGTTGGGGGTTGGCTCCGGCGGGTAAAACAGCCCGCGCCCTCGAAACACCTCGTAGAATCGCTCTGGATTTTGCCCAAAGTAAAACAGGGTCTGCCCTTGGCGGTTGCCGCCCGTGTAGTTTTTGAATGGGTTGTAGAACTCCAGCCGTCCTCTCAGGTCGAGCCGGACTGTGGCTGCTGCTGCGAGGCGCTGGAACCAGCCTGCCTCGGTGCAATTGTTGCGGATTGCGATCGCCTTTGAGATCCCGCCTGCCATCCATTCGGCAATCAGGCGATCGCTGAATTTTTCGACCAGCGGGAACGAAAACGGGGCGTTGTCCCAGACGGTGATCTGGTCTTTGCCGACGATCGCCCACGGTTGCGAAAGCCCGTCGTCGTCTTTGGTGTAGAAGACCGCCGCGCGAATTGTTTCGTTTGCCTTGGGGCAGGAGGCGGGGTCGAGGTCGATGCGGCCCAGCACGCGCCGAACGTCGTCAACTAGGGTGTGAGGCGTGTAAGATTCGTCGCCTTCCCCGATGCCTTCGGTAGGCTTCTCTTCGGGTTCCTGCTTTTCCTGGATCTGCTCTAGGGCAGCGGTTAGCGATAAATGCGTCAGGCTGTCGCTTTTGCCCTCAAACCGTTTGGCAAGCTGCATCGCTCTCTGGGCTTTGCGCTTGTCGATGCCCAGTTGCTCCAGGTAGGGGATCCATGCGCCGTGCTGGATGCCCTGTTTGCGCTCGGCTAGCGCCTGTCCCAACTCGAAATAGAGCGCCGCTGCGCTTTTGGCAGCTTGCAGGGCGGTGGCTTCGGCTTCGGTTGCTTGGTGGTAGAGCGATCGGATTTGGTCGTCTGGGGCGATCGGGCGGGTGGGAGCCGTCCCCCCTAAATTAATCAATTCCAGTTGTTTTCTAGGCTGCATCTTCGACCTCCAGTCCTAGGGATGCGAGAACTTGCTCATGGGCGATCGCCAGTCCTTTACCCGGTAGCTCGACCCCCATCACCGACGGGCAGGGAGTCAAGAGACTGCGATAAAACCGGGTGTCCCCCTGCGTTTTATAGGCGCAGGCTGCGATCGTCAGCCGGAAGGCGTTGACATCTTGGACGGGTGGAATTTCAGCGGGCAGGATCTGGGGCTGGTTGCGCTTGCGTTCGTCCCAGACATGCCGCTTCAGGTCTTGAGCATTGGGCCAACCGCGCCCACCGTCGATATACGCCGAAATCGCATCCCAAAGCTCGGACTCACTTGGCTGCGTCGCCTGCATCTGATCCCAGTAAACCTGCTCCAGCAATCCATTCGGGTCGGTTTTGCTGGCCCATGCAAGCAGCACCGCAAAAAACTCTGTAAACATCTCCCTGGAGATCATGACGCCTCCGCCCTAGCTTTGTCTCGGCTTGCAAAGAACTCGCGCAGGTGTGGTGGCATCTTGTCAGCTCCGGTCGCCTGCTGCAAGGTCTGCGACTTCTGTGCGTTGTCAAGGAACAGAAACCAGGATTGCAAAACCCGCTGATGCTCAATCGCTCCCGTCATCGCGGCATTCCCTTTGCGAATCATGCCAATCACTATCTGTCGCCGCTCCTGCTCACCTTTCCGGCGATCGCCCGTGTTAACCAGATACTCAACAAAGCCCATCAGGTGGCTCGCGTCCCTGCACCACGGGTGGGTTTCTGGCGGGGCTGTCGCCAAACTCTCGGCGAGACTGGCTGGGGCTGCATTAGTGGGCAGCGAGAGGGCGCTAGATTCGAGGGAATCGGTGGAGGCGATCGCCGCCTGCTGCTCTAGTGCTGCCTCCCAGTACGGTTGCCGTCCGTCAGTGCGGGAGCCACGAAGAAACAGAACTGCGTGAGGAATGCCAACCGCATCCCAGTTGAACGCTCGGCATCCATCCCGAAACCGCTCCATGTTTTTCTCAAAGTCGCCAACCTCAAGCGTGTTGATCCAGGCGATCGCCGCCTGCTTTTTACTGCCTGGGTTAGCCGACCGCACTTTGCATTGCTTGCAATACCAGACCCAAAAATCCTCAAAGGTCTGCCGATGAGCCACACGGTCGTAAACTTCTTCGGTTTTTAAATTCTCAAGGCGCGGCGCGGCGGAAACCTTGCCCTTTACGGTCGGCTGCGCTGAGTGCGATCGCCCCTTCTTGGACAGTGGGGAATCAGTTGCGGTTTCGGCTGCTTCCGTTCGGGTTTCAATTGAAAATTCATTCTGGAGCGGTGCGTTTTTTTCGCGTGCGATCGCGTCAGCGATCTCAGTACCTTTGAGACTAACTAGAGAGTTAGAGGTAACTTCTGGATCTGGATCTGTATCTGTATCTGTATCTGTCGCGTGACTAGTCGTGACATCGCGTGACATAGTCGTGACATCGGCTGGGCTTAAATCCTTCTGTCTTGCTCTCTGTCTGCGTTTGCGCTCTCTTGTTGCTTCCGGCTTGCTGCTTGGATTGTCGTATTGGCGATCGCTCCAGTGAAGGATGCTCAGTGACCCGTTTGGGGTGATTTCCAGCATGCCTTTTGCGATCAGCTTGTCTCGGTAGTAAAGCCAATCTTGAGTGCTGTTGAACTCGCAATAATCAGCAATGTCGTCGTCGTCAGCAAGGATTGTGCCGCGATCGCCCGACTTGCTTGCGAGGCATAGCAAAACCACCCAAGCCCACTTCTCTTGCGGCGTGAACCTACGCAGCTTGATGTCATCTGGCATGTCATGGTAAAGACGGAGCCACGTAATCATGCTTCACCTCCTAGCCATTCTTGAGGGGTTTGAACGTGCTTCCTGCTGTTGCAAGTACAGCAGGCCGCTGTAGTCGGGTACATAGCCGCGCCAGTCGGGGCGCAACTCATCCAGGCGATCGATTATGCGATTCCAGGCGTCGTAACTGTTGAGGTTGGGTACTTTGAGCGATCGCCCTGCCTCATGCATCGCCTCCACAAACTCACTGTGCTTCCTTTTGTTCTGAGGGTCTTTCCGCTGCGCTTCAGCCGCCTCCCTCAGTTGTTGCCATTGCCGTTCGCTGAGCATTATTCCTGCCTCCAAAGTTTTCATCGCACCGTGCCGACAGCGACCAAAGCGCTGCCCTCAACGTAGATCGCCCGCCCGCTCCACCGCACCGCATAAAGCCAGAGCCCATCCACAAAAGTCGCCTGCTCTACTTCGCAGTAGACACCGCCAGGAATGCGCCCGCCAGAGCCGTAGATAGTTCGGCGCGTCATCACCAGATCGCCAACCCTCATCGCTGGCAGAGGCGAAACCAAATAGCTTTTTCTCACGATCGCCCCCTTAGTGGTTTCAAGTCCTTTTCGGTCGCCACAGCCACCAACCCGTTGCAGGACACCAGATAGCGATCGCGCCCTCTGTGTAGTCCCACAATCTCCACCACTGCCCCCTGAGGCAGGATTACACCCGTCCCTCTGATCACGTTCGTGACCTGAACTATCTGTCCAACGTCCATTCAATCAATCTCCTGTGGCGCGTGATAATTCAAACTGAGCTGAAGGGTTTTGCTGGCAAACTCCGCCTGCGCCACCGGGTCGCCTGCCCAAGGCGTGGCAACGATCGCCGCGCACTGCTGCAAGTCCTTCAGCAGGTCGATGTCAATGTCCAAAACCAGCGCGCCCCGCACTGGCTCCCTGCCCGTCAGGTATTCTTGGGCATCATCACCGGCCAGTAGCGCAAACCGCCGCCACACCCCGCGCCACTCCGAAATCTGGCACGGGTTCATCACCCGCAAGCAGCACTCTTGCAGCCGCTCTACCAGCGCCACTGGCACGGTCTTGAAATCTTGATACAGCGCCTCAACCGTTAGGCTCTGGGGTTCGTAGTGCCCAGTCCCGAAAAGGAAGGCAGCCACGCAGAAAGCTTCGTTTTCGGTGGCGTAGACTAGGGCTGTTCGGCGATCGCCCCACCGCACGGTCTTCCCATCGCTGCACGGCTGAAGCCAGAACGATCGCCCATGACGAATAACATAGCTCACGGTTTCCCCTCCTTTTGGGCGCGACGAATTGGGACAGCTTCAGGGCTTTTGGGTGTAGCGTAGCCGTGCCCGTAGCTGTGTCCGGGCACTTTGGGTACGCCGTGGAGCTGCCGCTTCTTCTCTTTAGCCAGCTTGCTGAGGTCGACAGGTGGAACCCAAGTTGCAAGCGCTGGGTCTGTCCAGGTTTTCAGTCCTCCCGACTTCCGGGCCTGGGCGGGCTGAGAGTTGGGCTGCTTTACCCCCCTAGGGAAGACGCGATCGCCCGTGCAAATCTCTAAGTTTTTCTGGGCAGCGACCAGCTTTCGCAGCAGCTTTTTGCGCACCTCTGGAGATTTGCCGGAGAAGACGAGCGCCGCCAGCTCTTCAAACGGAATGCCGGGACGGCGAGACACCCAAATTTGGAGGACAGCAGCGCGATCGCACTCAGGCTTCCTCGCTCGGTTCTTCGCCTCAATTTCTTGCCGGACTTCTTCGTACAGCTCCCTCAGTTCGGCGAACCTGTTGATGTACGAGGCACTGACACCGATTCCGTTTTGAATGTCGGTTTTCGTTCTGAGGATTCCAGATTCCCGGCACTCCTCGATCTCTCGTTGAACCCTCCTGTATGTTTCTGAGGGCTGGGTCGGGCTGATTGTTGATTGTGCTAGCATTTCTGTAGGTTTTTTTTGATGAACAAGAACCGCCCGAAGGCGGTTCTTTTTTTTAGGCGGACTCCTGCTTTTGGATAGCCTGCTGGCTCCAGCGCCGCCGCCACCGAAACACGGTGGACTGATTGACGCCGAGCTTGCGGGCGATCGCCGGATTGCTTAGCCCCTGAGTAAGAAGGGCTTTTGCGGCTTTGCGTTTTTCGTCGTTAGCGATCATGGCTTTGCGTTTTTGCAATGTTCTGTGCGAAGTTTATCACGCATTTTGCGAGTTCGATCACGCATTTACAAAAGATTCACATGCTGACGCGATGGCTGCGATCGCCCAGACCTAGTTGCGGTCAAAGC